TAATATTATTAAAAAATATTAATATATAGTACACACATTACCCCTATTATTATATACTATATCGAATGGTCGAAACATCAACCATTGCAATCGGAGTTGTTGGTATTATTCTGCTCTATGTCATATGGCAGTACCTTACAGATTCATACACTCAAATTGGCAGCATGCAGAAAGCAAGTGTACGGACAACGCTACCTGCAAGTACACTGCCCCCAAATAACAACCCGTCCAATTTTTCAATATCGTTATGGTTTTACGTAACCAACTGGTCGTGCGGAACGGTTGCAAAAGACTTGTTCAAAATCAAGGGCGGCACGAATAACAACTTTTTAATCAAACTTGGCGCATGCCAAAACGATTTGGATGTAGTAACAAAAGTCAACCAAAATGGAGGAGTTGCTGAGAGCACTTGTCACGTGTCCAATATTCCCATTCAGCGCTGGGTGTGCTTGATTGTTAGTATTTACGGTAGAACATTGGATATTTATCTTGACGGTAAGTTGGTTAGAACTTGCGTGCTTCCATCCGTATCTGTAGCACTGGCAAACCAGTCACAACTTCTTACCAACATCGAAATCGGTGGTGGTTTTGACGGTTTTATTACCAGTGTGAAGTACAAGGCACAGCCCGTTAACCCGCAAGAAGCTTGGAACACGTATACAGACGGTTATGGCGGAAGCATGTTGCAAGACATCTTGAACAAGTACAAACTCAAACTCAGTTTCTTGGTTGACGATGTTGAAAAACAAGCAATCACGATATAATCTAATCATAATCATTCAATAATCATCGTCCTTTGAAAAAACAGTTACGGTTCCTGAATCTTTCAATAAAACCGTGTGTTCAAATTGCGCAGTGATGCTTCCGGCTGTACAGCACAGCGGAGGATAGCTCATTACTGCCCCATTTTTTACAAGTATTGATAACGGGGTTCTGTCGCTGGGTTGCAAGTAACGTTCGCAAAACGGCAGTGTTCGAAACCGTTTACCGATTTGAGAGAATATTTTTTGTACCGATTGTATTCGAAATATAGGCGTACGAAAATGGGCTTGAAGCTCCCGTGCCGTGTATTTTGAAAGTTCCGGCGCCAACCTGAAAATGGTGGATTCACCTGATTCCTGTACCTCCAGTTGCGTTTGCAACTCTGTAATGTTAGATGGTAACCTAGCGCCGAATGTTTCAATTGCATATACTCCCGCTTTAAATCTCTCATTTTTATCATCGACTGCTTTGCCAACTGACGGCAACCGTACATTTCCGTGAATGAGTTCATGCAGTATGTCGTGTCCTGTCAAGTTGTAAATCGGGTGTACGCCGTCATGGGACCGGACCAGCTCTTCGATAGACGTGCTCCACTCTGCAATGCGAACATCTAACCCAATGTTACGAATGCCCAATTCAGTGGCGTCTTTCATGCACGAAATGAGAGATTCACAGTCATCTACATCGAATGAATGTTTTGAACATTCAATGGTAGCGTTATTGTTACGATGGTAGTTATATTTATCATCTCCTGAGGCAATCCGAGTGGTAAATGCAGAGTCGATAATCCAACCATTGATTTCTGTTCCAAAATCCACCTTTAGAATGTCTGAATTCGAGAGAATGCGGTCCATATCCAGCGAATGTGGATGGTAATGCGCGGCGCAGTTATTGATAGACAATCCTACCGGAAATCCGATTCCGCCGTTGATTGTAGACACCGAGTTAGGTACAATACCATTGATAGCGTCTAATATAATACTAGCATGTTCTTTCGTTTCCGTTTCAATAAAATTTGCAATGTCTACTAAACGCGTACCAGCAGCCAACATGCTGGATTCACTCAATCGTTTGCGAACATGTTTATGAACGTCGGATGCGATTCGAAGTGACTCTTCTACTGACATCGACATTACTGATATTTGATAAAGAACATGTATGCGTTTACGTTTATATGTTTTTTATTTTGAATATTTGCATAAAATCTCTCGTTTTAATCCAGTGTAATAACATTACAAACCGTCCATAAACTTTCTAAATCTCCAGTCGCTCCGAGTCCTGAGCCCAATGTTTTCGCGGTACTTCTTATGCGTATCCAGTTAATAAACTTGTCCCCAATCATTCCGCCGGGTGACGCGAATATGGAATACGCTGCTGTAATTAGCGTGTTCGGCGCCGCTGTAGTTGAAGGCGTCACATATTCGCCAAACAGTTGTTCATTGAAATTCAACGGGAACCACGTATCCGTGTCCGGTAAAGGGTTGGGGTATGTTATCGGGTCGGGATTGGACTCGTTTACAATTTCAGCCAGTGCGTACTGCATTTCATAGCTATACGAAACCGTAAGACTTCCGCCAGTGTAGGCTGGAGTAGTCCAGTTCAAAAACAGAGAACCGCTGCCTCCACTCACTTCTGAACTTTTTATCATTTGTGCGACCACTTCTTGAGGCGGGTCGGGGCGGTACGGTCGAGTGCTGTATCTATCCGTAATGTAGAGTTCGCTACTGTATCCCAACGCGTTTCTAACGCTGAGCGCTACATCAAACAACACATTGCTTGAAAACTTTAAAAATGGAAGTTGTGCAGTTAAATCAGCGTTCATGAGTGTGACTTGGTATCTCACAGTAGAAGTAAATGTACCGTAGATGCTGTGCAGACTTGAAATGGTAATTGCCCCTGTAGAAGAATTGTACACAGAAACCGTTCCTTGAAACGAATTTGCATTTGCAACCGATGAAAACACGGTAACTGAATTACCTGCGACATACGACAACCCAGTACCCACGGTTAAAGCAACCTGACTCGTCAGAATGGGTTTTATAAGAACAGCATTGGTAGTCGTTGTAGTTGCAGGATACAGTGTTTCATCCCAACCCTCGTTTCCGGATGGGTCAGTATATCTGCTGGATATCACGCTTGGAATTGGCGTTAAACCGTTGGCCGCGTTTATACCCACGCCGTCTCGGTTGTATCTCGCAACCGTAGGGTATATGACATTATAATCCAGTGGAAAGTCTCCAGTGGACGCAATAATGTCAAGCACGCTTTGTGCACGACTGCGTATGCGGTAATACGTCAACGGATATCCGCCATCGGTTGGTGGCGCATTCCAAGTTACTGTGGCTTGCTGCGACGCGCGTTGAATTTTAAAAAATGCGGGAGGGTCGGGTACACGACCTGGACGTTGCCGGGTTTGGGCATACTCACCAATTGCAATTCCCATATCGGGTCCTCGTAAAATGTGGTTCACGGCTGCCACTTGAAAATCGTACGGTACGCCATTTGCTAGAAACTGCTGTTCTCGAAATGGCGGAAACATTGGGTCAGACCGGTTGTAAACATTGGTCGATGTGTCTCTTACTGCGTTTGTGTAATTGTACGGCACATCATTGAACATGAAGGTTTCGAATAACGAGTCTGGGTTGGCGTTGGTGTAGTACACATCACGACCGGTTTCAGCTTTTGTTATAGCATACGAGTTCAGGGTGGTATTCACGTCCAGCTTTTCAGCTGCATGAGGATACACTAGCTGGTGCCAATACAAGTCATTGTACGGCCGGTATCGAACCACAAAATAGTTGGGAAGTCGATTGTTATTGTTGTTCGGGTCGAACGGATACGCGCCGTTCAGCGGGTACCCGTTATTCAAACTTGCATCATTCCATGTCCAGCTAAGCTTTGCAGTACCGTCTGCAATGGTTGCACTTAAATCCAGGACTGGTTTTGCAAACGTGTTTGGAATTATGGTCGCGTATATTTCATTGGTGGGTTCGCGTTCCGGAATCCATCGAATTCCCACGTCGTTTTCAACCCCGATTCGAATGCTGTATGGCACGTCATTTTTTAGGGGGGATTGAATCGCGATAGGCGGGTTCGCCGACAAATCGCCATAGTAATCGACTACAATGTTTCTTGAAAATGCGGGCGTACACCGCAATCCGGCTGGAATTTGACGTTGTGTGAGCGACAGGTCGCGTTTTGTAAAATACGCGTCGTCGGAAGCTTTATACTGGATAACATAGTTTTCCAATTCGTATCCACCGTCATAGGCGGGCGGAGACCACTCTAAAAAAATACGCCCATTGTTTCGTGCATTGATTGAATATACAAAGTCAGAACTGATGTTTGCGGAAAATGGACCTGGAATGTCACCTGGTTTTACTACGACGGGACCGTTATAATCAGCTTGTCCTACATCGTTCACTGCTGCTAATTGAAACTGGTAGTATGTGCCGTTGGTTAGACCGGTAACTGTGGTTGCAAGTACGGCGGCCGACACTTCAACCGGTTCCGTCCATGGAGATGCAGGCTCTCGAATGGATGAAAGAATCGGGACTTTGTTTACAACGTCGATAGTAATCGACCGGTAACGCAAAAGGTATTTGGTAATGGGGTACCCGCCATCATAAGGTTTTATCCAGTTCAGAACTGCAAACATGGAGCCACGACTGGCATAAATTTCAAATTGAGTGGAGTCGAGGGTAGCCGGCTTTGTGCCTGGAAATGCGAATAATAGGTTTGAATATTGACCCAAGCCAAAAGCGTTAATGGCCGCGACACGAATTTGATATTTTCCACCCTTAATGAGTTGAGTAATCAAGTAACTGATTTGGCCGGTTACTGCATTTACTGCAGACGGTGTGTTTGACAGGATGAGCTCCTTGGTAATGTAGTTAATATCATTGGTCAAAGAATACTGAATGCGGTAGCTGGTGATAGCATAACCGCCATCGCTCGGAGGAAACCATTGTACGAGGACGTTGATGTTTCCGCTGGCATCAACGACGTTGATTTGGCTAATATTGGTTGGACCCGGACTTGACATCGTATGTAATGTGTATTATAGAAATTAGTATTTTAAATAGTTACGTATTTTAAAATATTAGTAATAAATAATAAATTGATAAGTAAGTAAGTATAAACAGTTGTGGATTAAAAACGAGTATACAAAATCAAGTGATAAATGACGACGACAACGACCGTAACCCTTCCAAAAAAATCTTGTTCAAGGTGCGATTATGAAGGGTGCAAAAACAAACGCGCTCCAATGATTGGTGATTGTTCGTATTGTACTATGAAGTATTGCGTGCAACACCGCCTTCCTGAATTACACAAATGCGACAAGTTGGATGTGTGCTGCAAAAAAGCTCAAAAAGAAAACAGTGATAGGTTGGCGTCTCAAGCTCTAAGTTCAGTCATGAAAGTTTAGGTATAAAGTCAGGTCAGGTAATAATTATTTTTTTCTGTCGGCGTTTCGATTTCGATTTTGATTTCAGGATACGAACACGACTATGACTACGATATTTGGTTTTAGATAATTTACTTTTACGTGTTCCTCCTCGTCCATCCGGTTTAAAAATTTGTTGGTCATTTCGTTGGTTTGTTTCAAGATGCTCCATATGGTCTTCAATTCTTTTTCTTTCATCGGTTGATAAGGCGTGTTTTGATTTTGAAGTAATGCGTTTTAGTACCTCTCGTATTTCGTTACTATATCCTTGTAGCTCATTATGCCTCCAGGAGGGGTCTTTTGTATGCTGCATAGTACCTTTCCTGTAGTGATTTATCACATCAATATAACGGCCATCTGCATTATTATCATATGCATGTAACCATGGATATTTCATCAAGAAAAGTAATTTTTGTTATAAATACTTAAAATATTTTATTTTATTTTAGTTATAAAACAAAACAAAACACTAAAAACCATGAACTTGGAACTTTCAAAATTCGATATGCGGTCAATCAGTTTCAAACCGAATGAAAACAAAGGTCCAGTGATTGTGCTTATCGGAAGAAGAGACACGGGAAAAAGTTTTTTGATTCAGGATTTAATGTATTATCACCAGGACATTCCAATTGGAACCGTGATTTCGGGAACGGAAGCGGGAAACAACTTTTTCGGCGAACATGTGCCTAAACTGTTTATTCATGACCAGTACAATACCGCAATTATCGAAAACATTTTAAAACGCCAAAAAGCCGTTTTAAAACAAATGAAAAAAGAAATTGAAACGTATAAAAAGTCATCCATTGACCCGCGCACGTTTGTTGTTTTGGACGACTGTTTGTACGACAACAAGTGGACCAAAGACATTATGATGCGTCTCCTCTTCATGAACGGGCGTCACTGGAAGATAATGCTCGTGATTACGATGCAGTACCCGCTCGGTATTCCACCGAATTTGCGTACCAATATTGACTACGTGTTTATTCTGCGCGAACCCTACATTGCCAACCGCAAACGCATTTATGAAAATTACGCCGGTATGTTTCCGACATTTGAGTCGTTTACGCAAGTCATGGACCAATGCACCGAAAATTTCGAATGTCTGGTTATCAACAACAATGTCAAGTCGAATAAATTACAGGACCAAATTTCGTGGTACAAGGCGCAACACCACGGCCCATTCAAGCTGGGGTCAAAAGAGTTCTGGGAAATTTCAAAGAATATGAACTCGGACGATGAAGAAGAAGTGTACGACCCGGCAAACATCAAAAAGAAGGGTCAGGGACCAAAAATAAAAGTAAGCAAAAACAAAACTGGCGGTGGTTGGTAACCAGCTCTGTAATAGATAGTTTCGTTAGTCTTCTTTTTCTCCTTTTTCTCCCTTTTCGCGACGTTTCATCCTATCCAAAATTTCAGAAGCACCATAATCACCGCCAGTGGATGTTACAATATTATCCCCTTCGAACAGCTCACGTTTCACGTCTTCCACCGTACTGTAAATATCAGACTCGTTCACTAAAGCCACATTCACCAAATCGCCGTCCTTGTTCATGATTTGCGTCAACTTATTTCCCGACTTTTCGGCATTGCGTTTGTTTTCTTCCATGGCTTTTTGTTTGGTATCCTTGATGCGCTTGTCAAATTCAAGTTTGGCTTTTTCTTCATTGGTTTTCTTTTCAGACATGAGCTGGTTCAGCGTCTCTTCCATGTATTCCACGCGCCCAGTCTTGTACGCGTCGGGATGAAATGGCATCCACATTCCAACGGGGCCGACGTAAACGTCGTGGTTGGGGTCCACCTCGCGCAACATCTTGCAACGAAGTTCGGCTTCTTTTTGTGTGGGGTACACGCCGCGGACCTTGATTCCGCGAATGGAGGTTTGAAATTCATGTTTTTCATTGAACTCGGCTTCCAACCGCTCTTCATTGTTGTCCACAAACGTTTTAAAATCGTCGGCGATGCGTGTGTTTTCAAGGTCGGCCTTCTCCTCCTTGATAAAGGCCTGCAAGTCCTCGTACAACGAGTTGAACTCAACACCATACTTGAATGCAATGAAATTTAAAAATTGGGTATATTTTTCCACCGACTTATTGAAATCCCACACCTTGATAAACTCTTTGAAAAAGTAGTGTTCTTTTTGTTCCAGAATTTCTTCCGGTGAAACAAAAGATAAACATGCGAATTTTTGACCGGCGATTGGTTTATCTTCCTCGAGTAAATCTACATAAGTGCGACTGGTTTTAGGTGTTACCCCTTTTGGAATGGACGACGATGACGATGATGATAATGACATGAAGTTATAAATATGATATAACCCACTTTGAACGATAGGGTTTAAGTATTTTTATTTTTACTTTATTTACAATATTTTTGTATTACATAAAAAATTGAATATTGATTGATGGGTAGATAAATGAACGATATAATGAATATAAGGAAAATAATATGGCCCAAGCGATATTTTATACAATTATGATTGTCATTGTGGTATGTGCATGTGCATTTACATACTTTGTAAAAAACAAAGAAGGTCAAAAATTATAAACAGCTGACGAATAAAATAAATAAATAATTAAGAGTCATTTATTTTTTTTCTTTTTTATAATTATAAAATATTTACAAATAGTATAATCGCATTCAAACTAACCTCGTCATGTCCAACGTTTTTGATTTAGGAGAACTGGTGAAGCGCACCATTAAGTATTTGGTTGAAGGTGTCATGGTCGCTATCGCGGCTTACGCCATTCCCAAACGCTCTCTCAACCTTGATGAAGTTGCACTCATCGCATTAACCGCTGCGGCAACCTTTAGCATATTGGATACCTACATTCCAAGCATGGCCATTTCAGCCCGCACCGGTGCCGGTTTCGGTATCGGTGCCAACCTGGTCGGATTCCCTACCCCACTTAAACTGTAAACGCAAGAATAAATAAAATAAATAAAATAAATAAAATAATTAAAATGAATATTTATT